ACATAAGTTTGATAACTCTGTACTTGCAAAAGATATTGCTGGAATAGCTTTTTCTAATTCTGTTTCTGATAGTTGAGTTAGTGCTGTACCGAGTACTGATAATTTATCAAGTAACCTGGATAGTAGTAGAATAGTACCTTTCCCTAATAGTACAGGCTCTCCTGTTATCTCAGCATCCATCCCTAATTCTATCTTAGGGGAATTGATAATAAGCTTTGTAGTTACATCAAAATTAACTGATCCTAAGCTAGATAATGCAATAGCTTTTTTTCCGAAAATCATAGTACTATCATCTTTTGAATGTAGCGTTACCCTGCCAGAAGATAGTATTATCTGGTTACCTATATATTTAGGATGGCTTGGTATGTATGCTACTGGTTCTGCCATTATTTCTTAGGTGTTATTATATTATTTTGGGAAGCTTGTGCATGTTGCAATTCAGTCTGCCCTTGTCTATTTGGTGATATTGAATCTGTACTAATAGGTTGCTTATCTCTCTCCTGTACGTTTTGTTGTTTTGTTTTACGTCCACTTGTAAAGGAATCTAGTTTAAAATTAGCTAGATCTGCAATAAAAATAGTCTGTCCTGCACAAAGGTAAATAGATGCAGCATCGTTATTGATATCTTCTATACCGCTAGTCCAGGCTTCCTTTACTACCTGCTTACCTTGACCGTTCCTGATTAATATAATAGGGTCACCGCCGTCTCCAACGCTACTCCATGGATTTAGAGATGCGTTAGACCTGGCTGTACTACCAAACCTAATTGATTGTCCCCATCTTCCTTCTAGTGTAATATCTCCTTCGTAAGGAGTTAATCCTTTAAGATTAGACCTCTCTTTAAATGTATCTCCAAGACGGTACGGTACTGAGCCAGATACGCTTGAATGTACTGCTCCTCTTTGGCTATCGCCAACACTTGTAAGTTGTACTGTCGTTTCGTTATAATATTCCGTTAAATCTGGAAATGCATTATGATTAGGTGTATTCCAGATATTGTACGGAGAGGTGTAATAATAGTCTCTTGCAGTTGCACTATCATTTAAGCCGGGAGAAGGTCCAAGTACTAGCTGAACGATCTCGTCTTTTATAGGATAGTGTTTGTAGTTATAGTCGATTGGGCGGGCAATAGGTACTTTTTTATTCTTCTCTGCTTTCTTCTTTTTGTTTTGACCCAATATCGTATATATAATACATCCGACACTAGCCCAACCGCCATTATCTTGAAAGTACTTATCAGGATTGCCGTTAGCATCAGTAGGTCCGAGTATAACTCTATCAACCCTAGCTAGGATAGGTCCTTGAACCTGCCCGCTACTTGGGTTAGTTGTGTATAGATGGTTATTAAAACCTAACTGGTTTCCTGCCATTACGCTACGACTTTTTCTGGTATACTTGGAATATCGATCCTTTTAATCTCTGCAAATAGCTGCTCTCTATCTTTTTCTGATAGTAACTCATTATCACCATCTCCTTTAGCAGCTGTTGACATGGCCTTCTGTACGATAGAAGCCATCTTAATTAGAGCTTCATCATTCTTAACAGCCACCTCCATATATCCCTGTACTAACGGTACGATTAGAGTAGCGTCACCAGGTTCTTCAACCATATCCTTTAATTGCGTTATAAGCTCTCGTAATTGCTTCTCTTTTCCTGTACTATTAACGTATATATCTTTAAGTAAAGAGGAAAAAGACTTACCCTTAAAGAGTTCTTGTTCGAAATCCATATAATATCTTTAGTTATAAATATAGATTAATTAAAAAATTCCGGAAGAGTATCCTTGGTTTAGGTATCGATTATGGGTTTTAGTATATACTGTCTTGAGCTTCTTAATAACTTTAGTAATAGTCGGGGTAGGTGCTTCAGTTATCTCTCGGATATAGATATAGAGAGCTTTTTTAGACATAACATCTATATTCTCCCTCTTTCTGAATAACTCTAAAATAGCATCTGCTATCCTAGCCTCTTTCTCCTTAGGAAAGATCTCGTAAATACTACTATCTATATGCTTAACGTATACGTCTATGAAACTTGTAGCCTCTAAATCAATCTCTTTATTATTTACTAGGTCAGTTACTATTGTACGATCCTCATCAACCTCTTCCAGATAAGCCTTATTCTTTAGCTTCTTATAGTTATTGTTATTATATACAATTAAGTAGCGCTTTACAATTGTTCCGAAGTATGAATAAGCCTTTCCTTTATCTTGCTTATACAGCTTTAACTTTTCGAGCAACATACAAACTACTTCATGCTTTAATTCATCTATAGTCTCGACTTCTGTATAGTAGAACTTAAAGGTATGTATAATGTTCTCAGCTAGCTTATGAAAAGCGTAGTTGATTTCTGAATTAAAGATCTCATTCTTTTCAGCTCTATCTGTACTATTAACATACTTTATAATCGCATCTTCAGTCTCTTGTGTAAAGTACACGTTAGTCTGCTTAGGCTTTCTCTTTCTTACCGTCCCTTGCTGTGTAAGCAGGATCTCTTCTTCTGTCTCAAATATCTCTGCTACTTCCGCCATACCTATTTTTTATTGGTGTAGTAATTTAATGTCTCTTGAATCTCTTTTACTGCTCCAAAGAAAAAGCCTATTTCGTCATCACTTTGAAATGCACCTAGTTTATCTAACTCTTTTAGTACTCTATCGGACTCTTTAATAGTGTCGCTTACTTTAGCTAAGACTTCATCACGCTCAATAACCATTTCTTCTAACTTGACGTTCTTCTTGTATAGGTTGTAGACTGCGTAGCCTACTATTGATAAAACCCATACTGCTAAATTAATTAATACTGATATCATATTATATGTTTTTTAATGCTGCTAAGAAAGCAGGATTTGATTTACCTAATTTCGCTATAGCTTCCTTTCTAGCATCTACAGATGTAAATTTAGAAGCTTGCGGTTTATTTTGCGGTTTATTTACGTTCGGACTGGCTAACTTAGGTACCCATACCCTTTCCCATCCAACCTAGCTGCTAGCATATCGGCTTGGTGAAGAACAATAGGTAACGTTGTTCTTAATCTAGCTTCCGTTGAGTAGCTAATCAAGTAAGCTTTATTAGACTCATCATACAGGCCATCATGAAGTTTAATACCTAAGTACTCATTCTCAGATACCGGTATACCTTGGCTTTGTAAAATAAATAAAGTCCTATCAGGTACTGCTGAGAAAGATAATTCTTGATTAATCTTATACTTAGCTCCTTGATTCTTTACTTGCCAATCGTTATCGTTAGGTAATACCCCAGGCTTACCTGCGTAACCTAATTTACCTAGGTCGTGATTAATAGCTGCAAATACTAGCTCTTCTACTGTATAAGTAGCTCCTGCTCCTTGCTCTCTGAATCCATTCCAAAGGTTATGTAACTCTAGAGCTGCTCTAGTTACTCTATTGATATGATCAAGATACCCTCCAGGCATACAGTTGTGATATGATTCACGAATTGAAGCTGGGGCAGTAACTAAATGATCTTCAATAGATTTATAATACTCCAATAGCCTCTCTTTGCGGGGAGAAGCTATATAAGTATCAATGTAACCTAGAAAGTCTAGATAGTTTTGTTGAATTTGTTCTGGTGTTAGGTCCATATTAGCTGTTTTATCCAACCAAGATAAGGACTTACTCTCTTAATTCCAACTATCTGACTCGTTATTTATTAAAGTCTGGAGATCAGCAACTCTTTCTTTAATTTCACCAACGTAATCTTTTACTTCATAAGAGGGCTTATTAGTAGAGATAAGTGAATTCAGCATAGTGAGTGCATTATCTAGCTGTTCAAGCTTAACGGTCATTAGGTCTTTGTGTTTCATATATGTTTTGTAATTAATGAAATAAGGTGAGGAAGTGAATCGAAAGTGGATACATTTAACCTTTTGTCGCCATCTACTGTACTAACTATGTACCTATTAGCGTCTCCGGTTTGAATATTAACTATTGGATAGTACGTTGATTGAACTAGAGCTTCCAACCTATCAGCCAGTACAGGATTAACCGAATCAATATCTACATTCTTAAATTTTATATCTAGCTTAACTAGCTCATTTAATAGCTGTTTACATAGCTTACAAGTACTTATTGTATAGACTGTTATCATGCTTTCTTTTCTTTTAGTATTCTTTTTATTTCTTTTCCCTGCTATTCTTGCTATCTTAATAGCTATATTGATATTTAGAAGTTAGTCGGATTTTACCAGACTTCCAACTTTATTTTTCTGAATCTCTAGAGCAATTAAAATATCCATAAGATCTTGAATATCATCAGACTGTTCATATTCCATGTAAACATCAAGTAATCTAAAGTAATAGTCTTGCGTAGCGTTGATTTGATCTAATGTAAGACTATCTAAATAAGCTCTACCATTAGCTATATCTTCATCAAGAAAAGTTTTCATTGATTCGATAGCTAAATCGAGAACATCAAAGATCATATTTAAAGATGACTCATCAAGATCCTTCATGATGGAAAGATCTAGCTCGTCTTGAGGAAGGTAAGGGCGGTGCTGCATAAACGTATATATCTATATAGTTATAAATAGCTACTAACCTAGCAAATACCACGCTACCGAGATTTATATTTCTACCAATTAAGATAGCTATCGAGATGGCCTAGAGACATAACGTCAGACCTAATATCCCTTGAAATGCCGGCGGATCTCTTGAAAGGTATATATGACATAAGAGAACACAGAAATGGGCAGCTTTTCAAGGCCACCCAGATTCTATTTATAGGATTTTTTAATATTACTTAACCAAGCCCTTTGCTTTAGCGGCGCTAGCACCTTCCTTGCCTGCCATTTTAAGCTCTTCAGGAGCTACATCAGCTATAGCTGCTGCGAACGAATCATCACCTTCTGATAAAGCGCCACCCATTGCAGCTTTGAGCTTACTAGCTGCAGCTTTAATTTCTTTTGAATAAGTAGCGGCAACGCCAACTAAGGTAACAGTAGACATAAATGCGATAGATAATATAAAAGTACCAATAGCATCGTTTGTCTGTAAAGCATCACCAGCAGTTCCCATTGTATCTGCTATCGCTTGAGTTGCTTCTGGACCTAATATTTTACCTGCCACTTTACCGATGTTTGCTGCAAAAGTTGAAGTACCAACAGCCTCTTCTAGAGAGATAGTTACTTCTTCTGCACTAGCTTCGTTTTCACGAAGAGTACGCTTTTTAGGTTGCTTTAATGCCGCCTTTACTTCGCGGGTGATCATTTCTGTTAATTCTCTTTTCGAGAGGTAGTTGTTAGCCATCTGAATTATTAAATTTTAAATTAAATTAGTTGATTGAATCTAATAATAAATATAGCTAATGGGCAGTAAAATGACTATAGGGCTGGAAATAAGGAGACTTTAAAGGCTCTACGAAAGAAGGCGTGCCAGATAGCATGGAGGGCTACTATAGACCAAAAACCGTAGTCGGAATTACCGTCCTTGATCATAAGGTATACTTGAAACTTACAGATAAGAAAATGACCTAGGATTAGAATGATGGATTTGAATACTCTCATGGACATATATATTTTTGTATAGGAAATTGATTTTGCTTTTCGTAGGAATTGAGATAATGGATCTAGACGCTCGTATGGTCGTATATATAGCTACTCGCTAGGTAATGAATAAGTTTGATAATTGGCTCCTAGCTTCTCTATGACCTCTATAACAGTCTTGGAGTCAATAGCAAAGCCCTCGCGATTTGGATTGATCCTATAGCCCGCCGTCTCTAAATACGCATGTACATCGCGCTCGAGATAGCGAGAGTTAACGCATTTGAACCTATAGACTGGAAACCACGGTATAATGACCCCTGTAGCGCTATTGATCTCCCGAGTTCTCTGCTCAACTGACGTAGTTGTCATGCCTATCTTACAAACCCCCGGCACCCCTTTGTTAACTAGTATATACACCCATTCCGGCACTCTGATACCACCTGAGGGATCAAAAATCGATTCACCATAGTAATCTACCTGCTCCCACCCGTCTCCAACATCGGTCAATGTAAAGGCAATTGCTCTAGCAGTCGCGACCGGGTCGTTGGTCGGCAGATGATTGTAAAACTGTGCGTCCTTGGGATCTATTCTGTGCATATACGTATATATTTTTGTATAGTGAATTAATTTTGCTTCCCGTGAGAATTGAGATTGCGTATGAGATTGCAAAAAGTGCTAGAAGGAAACTGTACTACCTTATATGAATATATATTAGTATAGGTTCAAGAATTTTAGATTTCATGCGCATCCGCCAAGCACTGTCTCGGACCTACGACCTGCCGATGGGCTGTAACTACGTTGGTGATACAGCGGTGTCACACTGCCGGCACTCGGGGGACGACCGGGGGCGGAAAAAAGTTGGCGGCCTCAAAAAGAGTTCGCGGTTACTTACTACCTAGTACGTAAACCGTCCAACCTACGAAGAGTCCTCTCATCCATATGTTCCACAGCATAGGATCGTAGTTTCCGGCTATGAATGCTGTAAAGAGGTAAACTAGACCTAGTCTTGCTAGTACTGATGCTATTGGAGCTATCTTCATGATGTCTTATTGTTTTACTAAAGGTAAGAAGAGGAGAGCAGCTTTCCAACTACTCTCTCTCTATAGGCTGGGTTGATCTAAGATCCCTTTGGATGAATAGTATACCATCTATCTTGAAGCTCTACATACTTTTCTTCTAAGTACTCTACACCCAGATAAGACTCTCCTTTGAGCATTTGGATGGCTAACTCTATGGCTGCTTCATAAGCTCCTATCAGTCCAGACTTGGCTAACGATTGTTGATGTACTGTGTCTTTAATTTCCTTTGTCATAACTTTGATTGTTTAGTGTACCTAAAGATAGAAAGAAGAGAGCAGCTTTCCAACTGCTCCCTATTGTTTATTTACGCTGCTTGTTTAAAGCTCTCAACCATCTGCTTGAGTTGAGGTAAGCACTCCTTAGCAGTACGTCCCTTAAGACCGTAGTACTTTTTAATCTGCGTGAAGGTTATACCGTTGCATTTCATTCCAGCAGCCATTAGGCTTAAGTTCATCTTATGTACTGCTAGTTGATAGCCAAAGTAACTAACATCGCCAGTTGCTGTTGATACGATTGGTACTTGAAGTTGTCCTGCTGCTGCTTGTTGCATTGCCTGTTCGAATGGTGTCATAATGTTTAATTTTAGAAGTGATTGATTATTTATTTCCTCCTAAAGATAAGAAGGAGGAGCCAGCTTTCCAACTGCTCCTCCAATCTTTTTTTACTTATGCAGCCCATAAGATTACTTTATCTCCACTATACCATTCAGCATACCATCCGTGCTGCTCTAGCCATTCAACTAACTCAGTGTGTGTTCCAAACCTTCTGCGGTCATACCTCTGGTACTCCTCTGCGTCGCAGTTGAAGAGTGGGAAGCCGTCCTTAGCCTGGACGCCATCCTTTGCTGAGGTCCAGATACCTCCTTTGCCACTAATGACTTCTTTGGTTGCCTCGAGTCGTATGCCTGGGTACCTTACGGCTAGTAGTTGGGTAAGTACTTCTCTTGGTGTTTCTTTCTGTGCCATGATCTTGATTGTTTAATGTACCTAAAGATAAGAAGAAGGGAGCAGCTTTCCAACTACTCCCCAATCTTTTTTTCTACAAATGTAACAAGCTGAGATTTACTAGTTAACGTATAAAAAATGTATCAACTGCATCATCAATCTCTCCTAAAATGTTTCTAGTCAAGTCTCTTGTGTCAATATCAACACTCTCTAAACTTAACTCACAACCATTCAAATCAAACTCGGCTGTACTAAGGTCTAAAATATCTCCAGCATCTAATCGCTCAACTTGAGTTTCGATATACTCACTAACAAAGTCAACTAACATCTCTTTAGTTATTAGATTCTCTTTCTTAACTTCAATGCTTTGAATTAAGTCTAAAACATCTTGCTTTGTAAATACTGATGAAAAACTACCATTTACTAATGCTGTTACTTCTTCGATTGTTCTTGTAATTTCTTTCATAATTTTTGTTTTTAATTTGATTAAATATTTATTACCTCCTAAAGATAAGAAGAAGCTCCCGAAGGAGCAACTTTATTTAAAGTTCGTTTATAGATTTTTTCTTAGGTAAATCGAATTGAATAAGAATAGGACCTATTATGAATCCAATAGTCCCATCTACGAATATACAACCTAACATAAACCCTGCTACTAATTTAATTGAGAAATTTCTGCGTGTGAGTAATCTTTTCATGATTTTAAGTTTTTAATTTGATTGATTAATTATTGATTATACCTAAAGATAAGAAGAGGTAGCCAGGCTACCAACTTCTTGTAAATAAATCCTTCTCCCAATCTAGTCTAGCATCAGGTGAATACTTCTCCATTAGCTCATCATCTGTAATAGGAAATCTCTCTCCATTAGATAATTCAATAATGTAAGTCCTACCTACAGCAGGATGAAATTCAGATGTTGGGGTAATTTTTTCGATGATTATTGTCATGATGTATAATTTTTGATTGTACCTAAAGATACGAAGTACCTTTTAGGCTAGCAACTTTATTTATCTGTAGTCAGGGCCGGAATCGAACCGACAACTAATGAAACCATTCCATCGATTGGAGTCGAACCAATACTTTCTCTACCAAGTAGGGTAGGGCGTCTAACCAATTTCGCCACCTGACTGTTTTACTTATACCTTTATTAGCTACATAAGATGATTAGGAGAACTACTGATGCTATGTAGATTGTAACTAACATAGCTGAGGTTACTTCTTTGTCGGTGAGGTCTTGTGCCCACTCTTCGAATGTCTTGTCGTCTTGTTTCATGATTAGTAGCTGAAGTTTTGATTCTGTTTACTACACATTGTACTCACTCTGAATTCTTTATACCAATCAAACTCCGATACGGCTTGAGTTGGATATACTGACTTGAATGATGGCTGCTGTAGAGATTCTCCGTGAATGGTTTCCCCTAAGAGAATTCTTTTGATTAGATTTATCATAACGTTGATTTTTAATTATACCTAAAGATAGAAAGAAGAGAGCAGCTTTCCAACTGCTCCCTTAGTTTTTTTATTCTCCCATTAATTTTAAAAACGTATCAACTGAATCATCAATTTCTCCTAATATGTTCCTACTTAAATCATCAGAATCAACTTCTACATTTTCCAAACATATTTCATTTCCTTGTAAACTAAATTCAACTGAACGATGGTCAATAATATCCTGACAATCCAATTCATTAACTTGCTTTTCAACATAATCGGTAATAAATTCAACTAAACAACTTTTAGTTAAATTACTTTTCAGTTCTAAATTTTGCAAGATATCCATAACATCCTGTTTAGTAAATACTGAAGAAATACATTTGTCAACATTTGCGATTGCATTTTCGAGTGTCATAATTTTTGTTTTTAATTTGATTGATTAATTATTTATTATACCTAAAGATAAGATCCTTTTCCTTCCGAAACAACTTTATTTATTAAATTCCCGGATTTTTTATTTCGAAGATAATGATCTTGAAGATAGTAATTACTAACAATACGATTAAAACGATTCCTAATGTGTGCATAACTTTGAGTTTTTAGATTGATTAATTATTGATTATACCTAAAGATACAAAAAGAGAGTGAAGTTTCCAACACTCTCTTAAAGTTTTTTTAAACTTCTTCAATTCTTATTTGACAATAATCATCTCCTCTCTCACACAACTCTTCATTCCAACAATCAAC